CTCGGACTTGAGCGCATCCCACTCAGTACGAACCTCCTCGGGGAACGCCGCGCCGGCATACTCCGTGTTGAGGGCCGACTGGCGATTCTTGATCTCACCGAGCCGCGCCACGCGCTGCTCGGGCTCAATGCGTTCGATTTCTTCTGACATTGGTGGATTCTCCGGGTGAAGGGGTGAATGGGTACGGCTGCTCTCGACCTTATCGAGAAGCTGGCCGTTGGTCGGGTCGCCATTCAGCCTTTCGGGCTGGGGCGGGTCGGGTTCACTGAGCTTTTCGGGCTCAGGATCGGGGTCAGTGAAGCGATCGGTCATCGACCGCACGCCAGCCGTTGCCCCGGCATAGGCGGGGAACGTCACGGGACCGAACTCGAACAACTCGGCCTTCTCGACCGTTCGTTCGGGCAGCCCTTCGGGATTGTGGACGGACCGTTCTGCTGAACGATTCAGCTTCTCGTCCACAACACTGAATCGAAATGAAGCCCCGTACTTGCCGTCGACCAGACCGCTCATCACAAGCGGCTCGAGGCCGTCGTACAGGTGCGCTTCGTAGTACGCGCCCTCTGCGTCCTCACGAAGCTCGTCAATCCCACCGATGATCTTCTCGCCAACGGTCGGATCTTGACCATGCTGGAACAGCAGCTTGATACGGTCGCGGTATTCGTTGAATGCCTCGGTGAAGGCACCTGGCGCGATGCGTTCCATGAATCGCCCCTCGCGGTGCGACTCGATCTGCGTCCATTCATTGAACTTGGCGAAGTGGCCGACCAGTTTCGGGGGGCCGGCGGGCTCCTCATCGTTGGCCCGCACGTCCATCGGGAAAACGCCGCGATACAGGTTCTCCTTGGGCGGCGTCTGCGGCGCCTTACTCTTGTCCGTCATCTGGCGTTTCCTCATTGGTACTAGGTTCGTCAGCCGGCGGTTCCGGCGGTTCGGAGGTAGTCCCTGGCGGGAGCAGCTGGACGCTCATAAGGCCAGAGTGCTTGAGTCGGTGGAAATCTCCCGAAGTGATGGCGTCGATCACGCTCTCAGGCGTGAATCCGGCGTCCACGAGCTGTCGGATGGAGGCCGTCTGCACTTTCTGGATCTCGGCTGCATCCTTCACGTCCTCTTGGAGGAAGGGGATGTTGCGGTCGTCGTACCACAGCTCCGAACCACCCGGCACCGCCACGATCGAGGACATCGCACCCGCAAAACCGCCCCACCACGGCCGCAATGTCTTGTCGGCCACGAGTCGCTTGGCCGCTCCGAAGTTGCCCTGGTTGAGCGAGGAGCCTTGCAGACCTTCCGAAAGGCCGACGATGACTGGATGCATGCCCGAGGCGGCCGCGATGCGGGTTTCGCCCGCTCCCTGCACCGTTTTGAAGCTCATCTGCTCAAAGTTGGAGCCTACAACGGTCGCGTCCGAGCCACCGGCAACGTAGAACGTCTTGTAGGCGTTCTGAATCCCCGCGTATTGGGCCTCGGACATCTCCACGGCCCGCTTGAACTTCTCCGAGTCGGTCAGATCGAACTTCACGACCATATTCGGGGTCGCGCCGTTCTCGAAGAAGGCCAGTTTGTGCTGCGTGGCCGCCGTATCGCCCTGAATGTCGCGGATGACCGGCCCCAACCAACTGATCCCGCGGAATCGGAAGGTCGGATCGGGGAAGGGCATGAAGTGAGCGACGAACTCGGGCAGATATACCTCTGGTTCCTGTCCCGAACCCTGTCCGCCGGGGTAGTAGATGTAGCCCGCAATCTCAGCATCCACGTCGATTGCCTTGTCATCACGCCGATCACGGCTGCCGATGACCAGTTTCACCCAGTCAGGGCGCAAGATCCCGATGCGCGAACCGCGTCGGACAGCGAAGAAGTTGCCGGCGAGGTCGGCGTGAACAACGGCAATCGTCAGAAGGTCGCGGGTCGTGCCGTTCGTCCACGGCCTCTCGAGCAGTTCTAGCGCCTGAGTGCCATACAGGTCGCCCGGAACGCCATTCCGCAACTCCCGAAACTGAAAACGCGCCTCGCTGAGGAGTTCTTGGCGGGCTGCCATGACCGCGAACACGATGCCGTTGGACTTATAGACCGCATCGAGTCCAGTGAAGTCGCCAGACACCGGCTGGGTGGCATCTCCAACGAGCGTCTGACGGAACGGATAGAAGTTGTTGTTGAAACTGAAATAGCTGACCCACTCATCGAAGGGCAGCACACCGGAACGCTGCTCGCTGACAGATAGCCCGAGTGCCCGCTGAACGGTCTGAATCATGCCCACGCGAACAAAGCCTCCTCGGGCTCGGCGGGAACCGATGCAACGGCATGAACCATTGCAGCGGCGGTAAGTGCGTCGATCACTCGACGGTCTTGGTCCCCGCCCTGGCGGGTCTGAGATGGTCGATCGAAGCGCGCATCCCCATACGGCAGAACGCGAGCGACGGCATTGAGAACCTGACCCGTGAACTCCGGGTCGCCCGGATGCTTGAGCCAGCCTGACCGCAGCGCCTCCATGAACTTCGAGTAATCCTCGGTGGCAAACTGGTTGGTCTGAGTGCGGTCAACGACCGTGCAGCCAAACTCCTGCTCTGCCCACGATGCGAGCTGTTCGGCTCGGCTCATGTCCATCACGAGCGTCTGGATCGGGTTACGTTCGTGAATCTCGACCAGTGCCCGCTCTACCTTGGCCGGATCGAGTGACGTGCCATCCCGCGGCGGAACGAGGATCTTGGGAACCCCGAACAGCCGGTACTCACTGTCACGGAACCAGAGCGGCACCAGAGCCGTCGTGTCCCACTTCCAGGCGATGTCAGCGCCCACGTCGACGGGCTGGCCGACCGGGATCTCATCGGTTGTCTGCGCCGCGAACCACTCGACCTCTTGGATGGCCGCGTTCTCGGCTCGAGTCGGCAGGTTGCAGACGAAGCGGCGCCAGTGATGAATCGTCATCGTCGGCGAGCTGTACTTGGCCTCCAGTGCCTCGACGGTGATGCCACTGAACGGGTTGGCCGCCTTGACGACCGCGAAGTCCTCAACGTCCGCCTTCTCGGGAACCGCCCAGTCGTGGAGAACGGTCCTGCCGGAGATGGCCCGCACGAAGGTTTCGGTGCGCTCGCTGTTGGGCGACTGGCGGACCTTCTCACGGGTCTGCTCGAAGTCCGAACCCGGCTCGCCGGCAGTCGAGATGGTCACGATCTGGCCTTGCCGCTTGAGGAGCTTGCCGGACCAGGTTCGATACAGCCCGAGATTGCGGTGCCGGTGGAGCTCGTCAATGATGCCCAGCGTGGGGATGACGCCGTCGCCGGTTCGATCGTCAGCGGCGAAGATCTGGATGCGACCGCCCGCGAAGTGGTTGATACGTCGGAAGCCTTGCAGGCACTCGAAGCGCGGGACCTCCGTCTTACGCTTGCCCTTGGCCTTCTGGATGGCCGAATCGACTGTCTCGTACATCCGCGGTGAACGTAGGACGAAGCCCTCGCCCTGGCGGTACATGATCTCGGCCTGCTCCCGCGAGCTGGCAGCCACCGGCACCGAGGCATGCGGTCGGAACTCGACGTGGTACAGCGCCAGCCCCGCAACCAGCGTGGTCTTGCCGTTGCCCTCCGGCACGACCAGCCAGCATTCGGGATAGCCGGCGAACACGTCCTCGAGGAATGCCTCCTGGAAGTCCTCGGGATGCCACGACTCTCCGGTGTCGAGGATCAGATCCGCGGCCCACTCACGGAAGTGGGGCAGGGTGAAGGGTCCGCGAGGATCAGGCTTGGCGAGCGCCATCTATGCGACCGGATCAGCGATCGGCACCAACTCGTACTGCCTGGTCAGGTCGATGAACTCGTCGGCCTGCATGATGATGAAATGCTTGCCCGGCCAGAAGTGGTCGAACTGGTCGCGCAGCACCATCGCCCTGTCGAGCGTGAGGTCGCTGTCCACCAGATAGCCAAAGTGGTATTCATCGAACCGGATGAGCTTGCTCATGGTTGCCTCGTGCATAGTTGCGTAGCGGATCATTGCATAGTGAATGTTTCTCGCGGCGAGG